GTCTGAACCACCGTCGCGGTCGCATTCCAGGCCAGCGCGGCGGTTGCTGTGCCTTCATACGAAAGCGTGAATGTACCGCCCGTCGCGCCCGCGATCGTGACGAGCTGCACCCCATCCTCAGGCACTTGCGGCAGATAGGCGCGCAGCTGCGCGACAGAAGCAAACGCGGTCACGATCTACCCTTTGCTCTTATTCGCCGGCAGCGGCTGCTTGAGCTTATTCGGCGTCGGCTCGGCCTTGCGCTTGGCCTCGGATTCTCTAGCTCCCACATCATCGCCGCTTTTGGTCGCCTTCTCGGCCGCGCCGCCCGTCAGGCTGTAGCGCTCGGCATCCGCGATCGGCAGCTGCCCGCCCTGCGCTACGAGCAAATAGCGCGCGCGCGGATCGTCCTCCTGTACGACCGTCGATTGATCTGCGGTCAGATAGAGATTCGGCCCGTCGTTTGTCCACATGACGCATTGCTCCAGTATCCATGTGCCTTGATAGATCACTAGGTTTGCGTACCGACCTTCGTCCAAACAGGTACCGCCGCTGTTCCCGTATTTACGTACACGATCCCGTTGGTCGTATCGGTCAGCAGCTGGCCTTTGATCGAGCCTCTATAGCTCACATCCACGCCCGGCGTCGTCTCGGCAATCGCGAGTGTCGGCGCCGTGCCGGTTAAGCTGCTCTGCGCGGTCATGAGATTGACCGCCCGTTTCGCTAAGGGATCGCCCGAGAAGGTCAGCAAAATAGTGCCGATGCCACTCGACACGGTGCCAGCGGTCGCGACGATCGCCGATGCTGCGCCATTGCCCAGCGCATCCAGCGCGGTGTTGATTCGTGAGACCAGGGTGGCATCGGTCGCTGTCCAGGTGATCGCGGGCGTCTGGAAGCCGTCGTAGGTCAATTTGAACGTGCCGCCGGTCGGCGTGCCGCCGATCGTTAGGGTCTGGACTTCGTTGGTGCCGGCGGTCGGCGCGCCGGCGTTGAGCAGGATCGCGCCGGTCGCGCCTTCGATGATTGGCATCATTCGTGTACAGAACGCCACAAATAGCATGAAGAGGAATTGAAAGATGAACATGACATGTCTCCAAAGGGCGCATCGCACGCGCCCGTTTATATGCCTGTTACCGTACAGAACCTAGATGCCCGTAACTTTCGCAAACGCAGCCGCGCGGTATATCTCTAAAGCTAGCCTTTCCTCGGCTCGGATGGTCTGTTGATTCTTCGTGAACTGGTCATTAATCCAGCCGACATCGATCCTGAGCCCCATCTTGCGGCTGATGTGCGAATAGAGCTGGAAGTCGCCGACCAGACCGGTATTCTCGGTCTCGGCCGGCGTGACGACCACGGTGATGCCCCACAGCCGCTCGGGGCCGGCCTCAGCGGGCGATCCCCAGATGTAGATCCCATCGGCGGTGCGGAGCAGCCGAATGTCTTGCCAGTCGTTGGGGTGAATCACGCAGCCGGTCGGCTCGGCAAAGCCGGTGAAGCGAACCAGCGTCATGGCCTTGAAGAACGCATCGGGCGTCGGGTCGGCGCCTTTGGCCTGCGTCTGAATGCCGGTTTTGGTCAAGATGCCTTGGAGGTGTGGTGACACGCCCGTGCCGGTCAGCAGCTCGATCTCCTCAGCCAGCTCGACCATGAGTGTCAGCCGGTTGTCGACCACCGCGCGGATCTGCGGCACGTCGTCAAGCTGTTCGTCTGTGACCGGCAGTGTGACCGCGATCTTCTCGACCGTTACGCTGCGTTCCGTGAACACCAGCACGCCCTCGGGTTTGGCTGCGCCCTGCGCGACTGAGGCCGCGTTATTCGTAAATGTTGTTTCCTCCATGAATTTCACAACGCTCACGTCGGTCGTGTCTTGCGGGATGAGATCGGCCACGACGGGCCGGCGCTGCGCACTGAGCACAACCACCGGCCCACGGTTATTCGGCGCTGCGAAACCGGCGGTGGTATCCATGAGCGTCTTGCGCCCGCGTCGCTGCTCGGTTTCGTCGTAGTCGTCAAACGTCACGCCAAACTGACGCTTGCCGACGCCGCGGTACTGCTTGGTGGTCTCATGCTCCGCGAAGCGCTGGCCCAGCGACTTGTACTCGCCGTTGCCCCCGCCGGCATTCCCGGTCGGGCGATCGTCACTTTCTCTGCCGGCGACTTTCGATCGCAGATCCTGCTCGATGATTTCCAGCTCGCGCGCCTGGTCGAACTGCTTGCCAAGGTCGGTCAGCTCTTCGTTCATCGTGCGGATCGCGGCGGCCTTCTCGTCGGTGGTGCCGTCGATCGAGGTGACCTTACTCAGATCCAGATCGGGGCCGGCTTCCTTGAATACCAGACTCAGCCGATCGCGCTTGGCGTTGAGCTCCTGCGCGATCTCGTATTTCTTCTTCATGTCACTCCATTGAGCGTCGCCAGCGTGCGCTGGAAATCCAGCAGCAGCCGGCGGGTATCGGTTGCGGTTTTGGGTTCGGCTGAACTGAGCAGGCCGCGCAGATCGACTGTCAGGGTGTCGAGACTGTCGGCGATGCCGTTCAGCGCGTTATAGTTGGCCGTGCTAAAGGTGCGGCCCTCTTTCAAGCGGCGCTCTTTCAGCTCGACCAGACGCGCGGCCAATTCCGCGATCGCGGCTTCCACCGCTGCTGCGTGCGCCGTCAGCGGCTGCGCTTTCCAGTGCAGCCCCTTCGTGCCATCGGCCGATGTCGCGGGGTTCATGCCCCAGTTCACATCCGACACGTCGTAGAGATCGGCTTCGTAGAGATTGCGGATGCGAATATCAGAATCGCTGGGGCCTTTCTCGAAGTCCCAGCGGGTGGGATCGTAGCTGTAGCTCATCTCAGACAGCGCGCCACTCGACAACGCGGTAAAGATTTCGTTCGCGCGATCGGTCTCCAGATAGGTGCGCTTGATTGCCGTGCCGCCAGTGGTATCGGGCGCGTATTTGAGTACGGCCGGCGGCAGATCGGCGCGTGCGACCTCAAAGAGCTGATCGATCGTCGCGATCGGCGGGTCGTAGCTGTTATGTTGCCATAGGAACACCACGCGCTTGCGACCATCGATCGTGAAGTCGCCAAAGAGGCCAGGATGTGAGCGGTCGCGAGTCGACCAGCCGTCGCCGTCGTCTACGTTGCCATGCACACAGAAGATCCCGGTGACCGTGCGGCCCTCGATCCCCATCGTGAACGCCTTCGATGCTTTGTATTCCATAGCTCAGGTCTCCACTACGGGCGCGAAACTGCGGGTGCAGTTGGGGTGTCCTAACGGGTTCGCCGCGGCCTCTTCAAGTGTCCAGCGCGCGCCATTGGCGGCCGCGCAGATCGGATCATCTTCGCCATCCAGCACATCGACATGGGTGACGCCGCCGACGCGATAGGCCGCGACCGATCCGAGATTGTAGGCCGTGCCGGTCTCGCTTCTCGCGATCGTGAGCGCCCGCGATCGGCTGGCGATCTCGCCTTTGGCGCGAATCTGTTTCGCCAACTCTTCGACGCTCCAACCTTCAGAGGCCTGCCTTGATACCAAGTCCCTGACGTCTTGTTTCGTGGTATCGGCCACGCCTTTGATGTTCTTCGCCAGCGAACCGAGCACCGTCTGAACATAGTCGTTCGCCAGATCGAAGGTCGCATCCACGCCCTGATCGGCCGCGTCCAAAAACGCATCCTCGATCAGCGCCTGATGGAATGCCTTCATGAGCGCCTGCGCCGCCGATCCGTCGTCCAGGCCAGCGGTAGGATCGCGCTTCTTGTGGCCGTTCAGTTTGACGTTCATAGGGCAACAAAAAAGGCCACAGCCCCCGCGAATCGGGAGGTGTGGCCGGCAGCCGCGTAGCGGTGCAAGGCGGTCTATTCGTCTCGGTATAGTGTACCACTTATTGTCAATGAGCGGATGTCGGTCGATTCGCGCAGCGCGCCCCGCTCGCACAACTCCTCTTCGACCATGCGCAGCAAGGTGAGCAGGATGCGGCGAAAGGCGTGGAGGCGCGCGATCGTCACGAGGATACCGCCTCATCTTCAAACACCGTTTTGACTGACTGGCTCTCGGCCGGGCCGATCGGTGTCGGTGCGCCGTATGTCGTCAGGCAGTTGGGGCATGTCCAATTGTCATGCTCGTCAATATAGCAATTGACCGGCGCATCATCGACGCCACAACAATGCTGTAATGCCGTTATCGTTATGCCATTGAGTGCCGCGATCCATTGTTTCATCACGCCACCGCCTGCGCCGCTTTTTCGTATTCGCGCGCGAGATACGATTGCATCGCCTTCTCGATCCGCCGCTCGGTCAGCTGCACACTGCCGCGCGTGCGCGACTTCGCGCCTTTGCCCCGGCTCATCGCCCCCGCTAGCGGCACGGCCGCGCGGCCCGCGAACGTTGTGTCGCCGCCATTCGTCGGACTGTACCCGATCGCACTCCGCGCCTCGTTTTGGCTGATCAGCCCGCCGGCGAAGTTATTGCGCGCGCGGCCTTGCAATGCATCCACATCCTCCTGAAGCGCCGCGACGGTGCTCATATCATACGCGAGCTTCACGTTCTCCTCACGAATATCGCGCTCATCCTCAAACTCGGTCAGTAGACTCCACGTCCAGAAATCGCGCAGCTCCTTAAACATCGGCGACATGGTGGCATCCCAGAAGCCGCGCCATGCTTCGCCTAAGTTCGCGTAGGTCGCGCGGAGTAGGCCCACATAGGCATACACGATTAAGGGCGGCACGCCAAAGACCATGCAGATGCGCGACTCGGCGACGCTTCGCAATGTCTGACTTTGCAATTCATCCAGCTGCGCGCCGGTCTTTTGATACGTCGTGTGGACATCCATCACGCCGATACCGTGCTGGCGCCCGTGGCGAATACCGTAGGCGCTCTGCCACTTGTCGCGGATCTCGTCGCGCTTCTCCTGACTGAGCGGGATGTCGTAGGAGAGCAGCCCCGGCGGCACGCCGCCATTCTCAAAGAACGCGCGCACGTAGTCGGTCTGGGCTGTGTCGCTTTCGGTCGCGCCGAGTGCGGCCACCAAGGGCGGCGGGTCGTACCAGGCCGGCGCGCTCCTGATCAGCAGCTCGTCAAGACTGTAGTCTCTGCGGTTCACGCCGTCGCTGTAGCGGTAGCCGAGCAGCTCACGTCGCCCCTGGCTGTATTTCGGTGTCATCAGGCTCGGGTTCAGCGGGTGCAGTCCGATCAGGAGATTGTTTTTGAACTCTTTTTCGCAATAAAAGCGGCGCGGGTTCGAGACATCCCAGCTGACGATCGCGGCCCGCATGAGATCGCCCTCGGTCATGGAGCTGTTGGGCCGCATAATCAGCGCGCGAAAGGGATGGCCAGGCACTTCTTCGTAGGTGACTTTCCCGGCCGTGCGTACCGCCTGCTGCACCGTGAGACGCGGGTCGCGCGCGGCGGTGGCCTTGATCGCGATACAGGCGTACACCAGCTCGTTCAGTGACATGGTGCTTTGCAACGTGCTGGTGTCGGCGCGTGGCGCATGCATCCGCCCGTAGTTGAGTACCTCGGTCGTAAAGCCGCCGGGATCGAGGCTGATTGACAGCGCCTTCTCACCGCCGGCCTGATTGCGCGCGCGGATCGCCTGAGTCGTTTTGCGAAAGTCGAGATCGCTCATATGCCTGCTTCTCCGCCCAATTGCAATTCGGTTAACAGCCACACATAGGCATCCAGCCGGTTCGGACTCGACATACCTGGCACCCAGCTACACAGCTCATTTTCGAGCAGCGCGAATGTGCCGACGTGATGAATCATATGCTGCTGGGAGAGCATCGCGATCGGCTCGGCACGCGTGTACTTGCCCCGGCTGGCGCTGATCAGCTTGACCGGCGGCGCGCCGGGAATAGTGCTGATGGTCACTGCCACCATCTGCCCGCCATTGTTGCTCTCTGCCACCAAGGTATCGGCGCTGTACTTGTGATAGGCCGTGACGCCCGCGTGCGCCCACTTCGACGGGTGCGCCTGCACGCTATCATCAGACAGCACGAAGGCGTGGATCTGCGGCGCGCCCTGACAATTGCACCAACCCGATCCGCCCGTAAGAATCCCGGCCTCGTCGCCGCCCTCCGTCGCGCTCGGGTCGATCGCGGTCACGACGCGAAACAGATCCGGCGCCTTCGTCACCCGATCGGCCTCGATCTGTGGCCGCTTCCACAGCGCATTGGCGGTATCCTCAATGTCCTCAGCGTCTAATTCTTGCCGGCCCTGCTCAGTCCCCCGGTACGGCTTGATCACCTGGTCGATATAGACCGGCGCCAGATTGGCGATATTGTCATCGGTGCGGCCATACACCACGATCGTGTTGGGCCTGGCTTTGATTTCTTTCAGGAAGGGATAGGGCTTTGGCGTGGTCGACACCACCACCTTCGGATCGCCCTTGCGCATGGTGTACATGAGCATGTCCCATGTCTGTTTGAGATAGCGCCACTTGGCGATCTCGTCGCACCAGGCAAAATAGATGTTTGGCCCGCGCAGGCTCTCGGGATCTTCGGCGCTGTAGATCTTCCCTCTCGCGCCGCTGGGAAAGGTCAGCTCACCCATGCTGCGATTGAACTGCACATCCGGGTGCAAGGTTTTGATGCCGGTCTCGCCTTCAACGCAGTAGTCACGCCCATCGCCAAAGCTCTCCGCGACGATCGCGATCCGCTTCGCATGCCGGCTCATCGCGAACGTGTATTCAGCGGCGGCGTGCGTCTTGCCCCAGCCGCGCCCGGCCTGGATATACCAGCAGAACCAGTCACCCGGCGGCGGCAGCTGCTCAGGCCGGGCGATCGTCTCCCAGCGCGTCGTCTGAGTCCGCGAGTCCTTCGAGAAGTCGAATGGTTTTATCGACAGAGAGCCCGTGAAGCGTTGCAGCTTCCGCGGCGGACTGCTTGAGTAGCCACTCGGCATTCGCAAAGACTTTCTGCTGCATAATAAGCGTTGTCAGCGTTACTTCAAGATACTCTAACAGCATCGCCCCGATCCGCTCGCGTGATTCCGTTGCAATGATTGCAACGGAACTGCCGTGTTGCTGGCGCGACTTCCACGACCTGAGCGTGCCGACCGGGATATTGTACAGGCGCGCCACATCGGCGGGCGCTTGCCCGGCCAGCAGGGCGGCCAGCGCTTGCGCCTTCACCTGGTCGGAGTATTCGGCCACACTAGCCACCCCGCCGGATCGCGCCCAGCAGCGTGCTCGTAATCCAGCAGCCAAGCGTCCAAAACGCGCCCAGCGTCAGCGCGAGAATCGCCCAGTTGACCCATAGCCATTGCGTAAAGCTGATGTCCATCTCACTTCCCTCCAATACTCGATTGCCACCCCCACGAACCACCAGCCGAAGGTCCACAGCCCCACGCCGATAAAGACCGCTGCCCAGCGGATCATACGGTCAGCTCCTTGACCCCCACCGCCTCCAGCGCGGCCAGGCAGACGGCGTGCGCTAAGTCCTCGCGATACACCGTGGCGTGCAGCCCGGGCGAGATCGCGCCAGTCTCCCAGTCGCGCCGGAACGTCGCGCCGTAGCCATCCGCGCTCATCGTCACGACCAGCACAAAGTGGCGCTCGCGCAGCCGCTCAGCAATCAGCTTGATGCCATTCCAGTCGCGGCTGAAGTCTGGCAGCATGCCCCACTCGTCGTAGATATCGCGGAGCGCTGCTACATGCGGCGCGCCGAGCAGTTCGGCAAACTCGTAATCGAGCGTGTAGCCCATGACGTGACTGGCCACGGCGATGTTCAGCACAGTTCCGGCGGGTAGGTCGATCATGCCTTTTCAATCCAGTGCCAGGTGCGCGGCTGCGGGTCTTCTGAGTACGTGACCGATGTTTGCCAATTGATACAGCCGCCGAAGCCCGGCCCATCATTCGTGCCGTCCATGAACACCAGCAGGTTAGAATAGCCGTTTGCCGGCGGCGTGCCATCCCCTTGCCGCCAAACCTTGACGACGATCGCCGGACGGTGATCGAGGGCGTGCGGCCCGTCTGGTAGCACGAAGTGCACGATGCGTCCTTCAGTCAGCCCTTCCATCACGACTCCTTTACTCGTTCGAGCAGCCCGGCCCACACGAAGCCGCGCGTCGGGTTGCTCACCCAGGTTCTGCTGCTGCCAAACCCCGCCACAAATGTCGCCGTGGCCGCCTGCACCTCGTCGCCGCTCCATTCGTCGCCCGCGTGGAGCCGCCCGAGGATCGCGGCGCTGGTGCGCGGATAGGCGCGAATGGACGCGCCGCCCGTCGCGCGTGGAGACACGATGTAGGAGTGTAGAGGCGGTACGGGCGGGTGGGAAGAGGGACCGGGCGGCGCGTCGGCGTAGCAGCTCTCCACGAAGGCAATCCAGGGGAAGCCGGCCGGATCCGTCTTGCGGCCGCGTGGCGTGGCGATGTCCAGGTGTCGCACCACATCCCCGCGCGCAATGGCGTAGCGGGCGATCCTGTCCCGACACAAGAGTCGACAACTATCGAGCTGGGCTATCGGGTAGGGATCGTGGCCATCGTTTTTGTTCACTAATTCTATACCGATGCTGGCGTGCTGAATCGCCCCGCTATCCATGCCGTGATGGGCGCTGCGGCCGGCGTGCCATGCGGCCTCGCTCTCGGGCACGAGCTGATAGATCGACCCGTTGCGATCGATCAGGTAGTTGGTCGAGGCCTTCGACGCCGGATTGCACAGCCAAGCAATCGAGCTGGCAAACGATCCCACGGTCGCATGCAGCACAAGCAGCGATACTGCCACGCCGTCGCGGCTGCTGCGGTTGGGGGATGTTGTTGCTGTGTTGTAGGCGATCATAATGCTCCCACTTCGCGCTCGCGTTTGAGTGCGACGATCTGCGCTTCGAGCTCCAGGCAGCGCAAGACGTAGTAGCGGCGGTCGGCTTCGAGCTGGAGCATGCAATCGAGTGCGACGATCTGTTCGTCGTCGATCATAGTCCGCCTCTGGCCAGCATATAGGCCGCAGTCGCCACCGCGATAATGATCGCCGCGATCGCGAGCCGCCCGATCGTGACCACCGTGCTGCGCATCGCGTCCATCGCCGCCGTGAGGCGCACCTCGGTCAGCAGCTCGACATCCGACTGCCGTGCGACCATCGCGCGCCGCTCGCGTTCCAAGGTGCGCTCGACCGCCCGGCCAACGTTGTCGCCGCGACCGTTGCCGGGGATGTCCGCGCGCACGTTGCCGACATAGGTGAGTTTGAACAGCGCCGCGTCGATCGGCACCAGCTTGGTCTTGATGTCGCCGATCTCGTTCACGACCTCGGGCGGCGTGCTGTTGCCTGACCGTGCGGCCTGCACCTCCAGCACCTGCAATCGGCCTTTGTGCGCGCTGCGCAATTCGTCCAGCTCGCCAATCTGGCGCTGAGTCTCGGCATCCATCAAGCCCCTGAAGACACGAAAAAAGAGTATGCCGCCTACGCGGTTCATACTCCGTTATGCAAAGTATACATCATCGCGCCTAATCTGCCTAGCAAGCGCGTGCTATACTGCTAGTCGATCAGCGCGCCCGCGCGTGCGTCATACTCCGTTGCGGGCGCGCTGATCAGTCACACGAGGATGCCCCATGAACAACGTCCAGCTGACCCAGCACCTTGTTTTACTCGAAGAGAGGGCGGCCGAACTGGAGGCGCACATGGCGGCGATCGAGCCCGTGCTGCGCCACATCGAGTCGGCGCTACCCGTGCCGAGCGCGCTGTCGCTGGTGGCCCAGCGCTTAGGCTCGATCGATAGCAAGCTCGCGCAGTTGGTGCCGCCGCGTGATGTGCGCCACTCGATGGAAGAGGCGACTGAACATCAGGAGGCGGTCGCGGACGCCGCGCCGCTCCAGGCGCAGCAGCTCAAGGAGATGACCGACTGGCTGAGCAATCACATGACCGGCGATCAGCTCCAGTTTCAATTCGATGATCTGATGTTCGTGACCAAGCAGCTGATCAGCTTGTGGCAAGGCTCGCGCGATGAACAGGTGCTCATGCGCGCCGACATCCGGCGGCTCGCGGCGCTGTGTGAGCAGGTGCTCGCCGACAAGGCCGAGCCACCGTGGAGAATGGGCGATGATGAGCGACGGAAGGCCAGCGGGTTTTGAGGGGCACACGAAGGCCCTGATCTGAAAAGCTGACAGATCAGGGCCTCCGATGCGCCGGGGACAATAGCCGTGTGTGTATCCCGAAAGACTCGCGCGTTGCCCCGGTCGCGTCGGGATTGGCTTTTATTGGTACGATGCCTATTCATTCGGATTGTACCCACCCGACTGAACTAGCGGCATCGCGCGCCCATCCTAGCACGCCCGTTTCGCCGTGTCAAGACGCCACGAGACCCGATGCGCTCCCTGAAAAAGCATCGGGCCTCGTGGCGAGTGATTACGCGGTATTGTAGCACGTTTGGACGGCTAGTCGATTTTCACGTTCACGTATGGACTGGGCGGCACTCGTTTTAGTAGATTCTTGTAGCTCGCTTCGAGATGTTGGTGTCGATCTGCCATCATCGTAACCAGCGCGACCAGTGTCGCGCGGTCTGAGAGCCCGGTCGACTCTTGCATCGTCAGGCATTGGTAGACCAGCGGATCGATGCGGAACCACTTTTGCAGCTCTTCAATGAGCGGAGTTTCTTCGTTCATCACTTTCCTCGTTTCGGCGGTGGCTTTGCGCGCTCCTCCAGCAGTGCGATCCGCATCGCGACCGCGCGCCACGGCTCGTCTTCGCGCAACTTAGCCTCAGCGATACCCGCCGACTGCTCCAGCTCGAGCAGCTTTTCGCTGCGCGGCATGAAGACGCGCTCGCGAGCGATGTAGGCGCGCACATCGTCGACCAGGAAGCGGATCGTGAGCTGGAGCCGGAAGGCGGCCAGCTCGGCCTGCTCCGCTCGGCCAATCTTCCGTGGCATCATTCGACTTCATAGCCCGGGCTGTCACTTCCCCGATACCCCTTGCACCAGCACGGATCGTCCTTCGTGCCGACGTTGTGACTGTGCCATGTTTGGTTCTGCTTATTGCGCGGGCGCATCGGCGCGTGGTGCTTCTGACACAGCTTCCAGCCTTCGGGCAAGTCGTCAGGCGTGGCGATCGGCGCGGCGATCGGGCTAGATGTCGGTGTGGCACCCAGCGCCTTTAGTCGCTCGATCGCGCCCGGCAGCTGCTCGACTCGGCCGTCGAAGGAGATCGACACGTTGAAGCCGTTCAAGACGGCGCTGATCTGCATGGTGATCGGGCGCGGCTTCATTTCGACTGCCGGCGCCTTT